AAGGGAGTCTGGGTATCTGCCAAATCAATTCCCGGAAGAGCATTTTATTTTGAAACATATTTACCAGAATATGCTGCAATGTTCGATAAATTACCAATTTCGGCATTTACAACCGACCCAGAGACTCCTACACCAGACATGACATTGCATAATTTACAGTTTTGGAACTGTATGGACTATGGGGTAGTGGCAGTACAGAAACAATTTATCGGTTCAATGCATTTTGAAGTGATGACAAGGGATTTTGGCAATCAAACAGGCACATATATCTGTACTTTAGACAATTATCATGAGAGTGTAGACGCAATTGACTATTCGACAAGTGAACAACCAGCTGAACATAAGTCTCATAACCTCTTAGAACTGGATAATGGGCAATTTTGTCTCTATCCAAACAACAGAATGAGGATTTACGACAATAGTATTACACCAGAAACACCAAAAGTGCCTGATTTTAAGGTTTCAACCGTATATTATCAGGTAGAAAACGGTCATGACCGTGATGGATTGGGTTCAGAAGAAAATTATTTCTGGAAAACAGCAAAAGAACGTAAATCTGGCAATGTTGAAATCAATATTGAACCAGAATTGGGATAAATATTATTTTTTAAGACATAAAATGGTTATTAAAGTGGATAAATCAGAAGAATTTAAGAAAAGTGGTCGTAAATTGATCAGTGAGTATGATGGACATGAATATTATGATGAAAAAGAGGAAGAAAAACCTCAATTTTTAAATGAAAATTCAACAACTACATGAAAAACGTGAAAAATGCCCATATGGGCACTCATTTATTAGTCGAAGTGTACAATGTGCCTTTTGAAAAATTAAATAATCCGACAGAACTTGCAAATAAGATGGTAAGTGCGGTTAAAAGTGAAAAATACTCACTTTTAAACTGTTTTGTTCATCAATTTGAACCTCAAGGAGTCACTGTTAACGTAACACTTGCTGAAAGTCACTTTGCTTTGCATACATGGCCTGAAAAACAGTGTGTTGCATTTGATATTTTCACCTGTGGTAACAAAAATCCCCGTTCATTGGCATGGTGGATGCTTAATTACTTCGATTCTGATGATTATATTATGAAAGACTTCGCAAGATAGGTATAAATAATAAAAAACTCTGATAAATGGCGGTAAAACGTATATCAAGAGCGTTTAAAGACATAAATTTGTCTTTTACACCTCATCCTGTAACAAAAGATCTTACTGTTTTGCGAAATGAAAACGCAATTAAGAGATCTGTGAGAAATATTGTGCAAACCATACCATCTGAGAGATTTTTCAACTCAATTTTAGGATCTGACGTACGTGATTTACTATTTGATAATTTTATTGACTTTGGAACAGCATCTGCTATTGAAGATCAAATAATCATATCAATTGAAAACTTTGAACCTAGAGTTGATAATTTACAAGTGAAAGTTGAACCTAGACCTGATCAAAATGAGTTTGAAGTAACAGTTTCATTTGATATTATTGGTCAAGAGTTTCCAACACAAGACTTTACGTTCATATTACAAGCTGCAAGATAATGCCTTTTACCAAATTCGCAAATTTAGACTTTGATCAGATAAAAACACAGATTAAAGACTATTTAAGAGCAAATTCCAACTTTACAGACTTTGATTTTGAAGGGTCTAACTTTTCTGTACTGATTGACACTCTTGCATATAATACGTATATTTCTGCATTTAACTCAAACCTAGTAGTGAATGAATCATTCCTCGATTCTGCAACACTTAGGGAAAACGTCGTATCATTAGCAAGAAATATTGGTTATGTGCCACGTTCTAAGACAGCAGCAAGAGCGTCAGTCAAGTTTCAAGTTTCAACCAATACAAATAGTCCAACATTAACTTTACAACCCGGTCTAGTGTGTGTGGGCACTCAAGACGATACTGATTTTGTTTTTTCAATATCAGAAAGTATCACCACAACAGTAAATAACGGAATCGCCCAATTTGGTTTAGTTGAGGATCCTATTAAAATACTAGAAGGCACATATCTAACATCTCAATTTGTTGTTGATGGTTCATTAGAGCAAAGATTTATTTTAAGTAACTCATCAATTGATACATCATCCATAGTTGTTTATGTAAAAGGTTCAGCTGACCCCGGATTAGGTAAACAGTATAATTTAATTGACAATATTGTAAATGTAACGTCTAAATCTGAAACTTATCTAATTCAAGAAATTCAAGACGAAAATTACGAACTTTTATTTGGAGATGGTACATTTGGTAAAAAGCTGGAAGATGGTTCAGTCATAACAGTTCAATATATTGTAACTTCAGGAGAGGATGGAAATGGCCCTTCAATTTTTACGTTTAGAGGTAGTTTCTTAGATGCTAACAATAATATAGTAGTGCCAACAAGTGTACCAGTAGTAAATACAATTCAATCTGCTGCCAATGGAGGTAACATTGAATCATTAGATTCAATCAAATACTTTGCACCCAGACTATATTCTGCACAATACAGAGCAGTTACTGCAAGAGATTATGAAAGTATAATCCAAACTGTATATCCCAACACAGAAAGTGTATCAGTCGTGGGTGGTGAAGAGTTAGATCCACCACAATTTGGTACGGTATTTATCACCATCAAACCAAAAAATGGTGATTTTGTATCTGATTTTGATAAAACACAAATTTTGCAAAAGTTGAAGAGTTACTCTTTAACAGGTATAAATCAAAAGATTGTAGATTTACAGGTATTATATGTTGAAGTTGAATCATTTATATACTACGATTCAACTGCGGTAACTAATATTAATGATTTAAGATCAAAAATAATTTCATCTCTTACAACTTACTCCAGATCAGGAGATGTCAATCGTTTTGGTGGAAGATTTAAGTATAGTAAAGTATTGAATGTGATTGATAACATTGATAGATCTATTACTTCCAATATCACTAGAATACAGATACGTAGAAATTTGAATGCCTTAATCAATCAATTTGCTCAATATGAGCTATGTTTCGGAAATGAATTTAATGTTAAACCGGGTGGATTGAATATTAAAAGTACAGGATTCAAAATTCAAGGAAATAGTGACACGGTATATATTACAGACACCCCTAATGCAGATTTAAAGACAGGAGTTATATCAGTTGTAAAGAAAGACTTAGAAACCGGAACTAACGTTGTAGTGGTTGCCTCTGCAGGTATAGTTGATTACGTTCATGGTGAAGTTAATCTTACAACTATTAATATCACGGAAACTGAAAAACCAAATAATATAGTTGAAGTTCAAGCATTCCCAGAATCTAATGATGTTATAGGATTGCAAGATTTATATCTAGATTTTAACATCCCCAGTAGTACCATAAATATGGTGAAAGACACTATTACATCTGGTGAACAAATTTCTGGTGTTGGTTATAAAGTAACATCATCCTACTCAAACGGAGAACTAAACAGGTCATAAAATGATAGGAACTGGAATCGAAAAACGTATACAAGTTCAACAAATAATTGAAAGTCAACTTCCTGAGTTCATACTCTCAGAAAGTCCCAAAACAGTTGATTTTCTCAAACAATACTATATCTCTCAAGAACATAGGGGTGGTGTAGTAGATTTAAGTGACAATTTAGATCAATATTTAAAATTAGATAATTTAACACCTGAAGTCATAGTTGGTGTTACCACGTTAACATCTGGTATTACAACTACAAGCGATACAATTACAGTCTCATCAACAAAAGGATTTCCAAATAAGTATGGCCTTCTTAAAATTAATGATGAGGTAATTACATACACAGGAATAACCACGAACAGTTTTACTGGATGTGTAAGAGGTTTTAGTGGTATAACATCATTTACGAGCACAAATAATCCGGGTGAATTAGTATTTTCAACATCAACGACCAGCTCTCATGACGTAGACTCAAATGTTGATAATCTAAGTGTATTATTTTTACAAGAATTTTACAAAAAAGTAAAGAAAACTTTGACTCCCGGTTTAGAAGATACAAAATTTGTTAATAATATTGACGTAAGTAATTTTATCAAAGAGTCCAAATCATTATATCAATCTAAAGGAACTGCAGAGTCATTCCGTATTTTATTTAATGTTTTATTCGGATTGACACCAAAAGTTATTGATTTAGAAGAATTTTTAATAAAACCATCTGGAGCTGAGTATATTCGTAGAGAAATAATTTTAGCAGAGGTAATTAGTGGTGATCCAAATAAATTACTTGGTCAAACAATTACAAAATCAAATGATTCTCAAACAAATGCATCTGTATCTGAAGTTGAAATTGTAACACGAAATCGTAAGACATTTTATAAACTAAGTTTATTTGTAGGATATAATGATAGAAGTGGTATCAATGGCACTTTTACTATCCCCGGAAAATCAAAAGTAATTGATAATGTATCTGTAGGATCCTCTGTAATCACTGTAGATTCAACTGTGGGGTTTGGAACAACAGGAGTTGTTCTAACAGGTGCAAACACAATTTCATACGGTGATAAGACCGTTAATCAGTTTTTAAATTGCACTGGTATTGGTTCATCTATAACAAGCACTGATGATATTAGATCTGATGAATTTATTTTTGGTTATGAAAATGGAGATATAAGCAAAAAGGTAGAATTAAGAATTACTGGTGTATTATCAGATTTTAAATTATTAGCTAACAAAGGGTCTAGTGTTACTAGTGAAGGTGAAAGAATCACCGTAAAAAACTTAGGTGAAGTAATTCCAAATCCAATAATTAATAAAACTAAAAAAGAAGTATTTTTTAATTCATGGATTTACAATACATCTTGTACTTTTGAAATCGATAGTATTAATGGATCTACTTTCCTCCTCAAATCTAATTTTGATAAGTCTAATTTAAAAGAGGGTGATAAAGTTGATATTATTAGAAGAAATACTAATATAGTTGATGTAAGTAGTGCGATTATAAAAACCACAAATCCGACTGGATTATTAGACAAACAGTTAATTTTAGATAATATTGTAGGATTTACACCAGCAGTGGGTATTAGTTATGATATTCGTAGAAAATTAGATAGAGCTTTCAGTAGCACATCGCAATTACAGTTTGGAAACAATGTAATTACATCTAATGTCCAAAATACATATAATCAAAATGATGAAAATTACTATGTAGCATCATCATCACTACCCTCTTATGATATCACTGAAACAGTATCTAAGAGTGTGATTCCAAATGCATCAGGAACTTTTTTACAAGGTTTCAATAATGTTGCACAAAAATTTTCAATTATATCATTTGCCACTGATACTGAGTTTAGAACTGGTGATGCAGTATTCTATAAACCATCTAATAATCCATTAACTGGTTTAGAAGAAGGTGTTTACTATGTTGAGGTA